GTTGGAGAAATTAGCTGAATTGGCATACACATTGAATGCGTTCATGTTTACGGCAACAGTATTGGCGCTATCCACACCCCTGAAATTAATATCGCGATACTGCCCGCCGTTGCCTGCGCTATCAGACAAAGAGAAATAATTTGCTTGAACGCCCGTGTACCAGTTAAAAGCTGCGCCATTCATATACATCGGGCCGCTGCTCAGAATACCGCCAAAATATCCATTGCCAGAGACGTTAAACGCTGCGGCGACCACCGCCAACGTAGCGCCGCCCACCGCCGCCGCGCCTCCGGTGGCGATGATGCGGGCGTCGTAATCGTTGTTGTTCACGCTGGAGTGGAAGTCGAGGTAAGCCCCCGCGTTTTGCCCTGGCCTGCCGACTTCTATCGAATCACCATGAACCGCCGTGCCTAAGCCAACGGTAAACCCAAGTGGCGAGTTGACTGGCTGCGAATAGGTGACAGCGCCACTGGCGCGGTTAATGGAGAACGGGGAGTCCAAATAGGCGCCAGCATCGTTAAATCTATGCACATAAAAATCAGAGCCGGCGTTGCTGCCATTTTCTGTCCCAGTGCTGCCAAGGTCAATCTCCCAGCGCGGCGAACCATTGTTCAAGCCGATAATGTTGGCGACTTTGCCGGATCCATTTTTGTTGATGTTGAGCGAAGCGTGACCAAACGCCCCGGTTGGCACACCAGGACTAGCCGCGCCATTGCCATTGATCGTCACGTAGCCAGACACGCGATTGACCGCGAACGGCGTTCCAATGTAAGCGCCACCGTCACCGTAGGTGTTCAGGCTAAAGTTAGACCCCGCGCCGCCGCCAGTTTCGGTTGCGGAATCGCCAAGAAGGGCGAGCCAGCGATAGCTTCCCGCCACCTGGCCGACTATGCTGTTGCCATTGCCCTGGGCTTTGTTGAGGAATAGCGCCGATCCTGCGCTGGGCAGGCCCGAAATAGTGATCGCCCCCGTGAAGACGGCGTTGACTGCGCCCGTGGTGCCGAGCGGAGCGCCGGCGCCATTCGGCGTCACAGCGCCCAGCGCCCCGCCGTTGTTAATCTGGATGTCGCCGTTCGATCCGGCGGCGCCCGGCACGGGCACGACCCAGGTGGCGTTCGCGCACAAGAACTTGGTCGCGCCGCCGCCAGACGCGGGGACCGCGCCAGCGGCGCTGCTGGTGAACAGGGGAAGCGACGTCGCCGTAGCATAGGGGCCGAACGGCACATTGTTGGTTTTGGTGATGGTCAGCGTGAAAGCGCCGAGGCTGGCGCGGGTCAATGAGCCGTCGCCGCTGACCACCATGCCGTTGAACTGGCCGGCATTGTTGTACTGGATCTGGCCGTCCGTGCCGCCGGCGTTGCCAGCGGCGCCAGGTACGCCCTGGATGCCTTGATTGCCTTGCGGGCCGGTGTTGCCCGTGTCGCCCTTGTCGCCTTTGTCGCCCTTCAGCCCCGTCGGCCCTATCGGACCTGGAACGGCCAGCGCAGCCATCTGCTTGGTGGTGGCGCTCATCGAGACGCCGCCCTGCACAATCTCCACCGTCTCATTGCCGGAAAGCGCGAGGGTGGCGGGAAGTCCCGTGATCTGGACGTTTGCCATTATTTGAGCGGCCCCGTGTCTGGAACATGCATCGGCGGTGGCGGCGGATCATTGTCATAAGGCAGGCCCGGCTTGTCAGCGCCAGGAGCATTCGGATCATAGCCCGCTTGCTGATTGCGGCTTCCCGCCGGTACGCCGGTCTGCTGCGTGACGCGAGTGTCTTCAACCTGCGTGATGCGCGTCGTCCCCGCCGGCTGGGTGGGCTGACCGTCCGCCGTGGGCGGCGGATTGAGATCCGGAACCGGGATGCCGGTCTTGCCGTCTGGCACGTAGCGATTGGTCGTCACGCGCACATTCGCCTCTGCTACGTGATATTCCTGCGGACGCGGATTAATGATCGGCATCGGATCGGCAGGGAGGACGATCGCGCGAAGCTGCTGCTGTGGCGTATCGAGGCAACTGTTGCAAATGAGGATGCGCTTGTTGATCATCGAAGCGCCGGCATAGTCAAACTGCCACTGAAGATCGACATGATTGAAGACGAAGCCGCATCGATCGCACACCGCCGCCGCCTGCGGATTGCGGGAGTTAATCCTCGCTCTGCCGAGCTTCGATGCGTAGCCCACGGCTCACTCCTCAATTCCTGAAGTAACCGCCGATCTGCGGGCTGATGTACTGGGTCGCCGTCTCCACGCCGCTGCGCGAGGCGGTATCATAGGCCTTTTCGGCAATGGGCGAAAGGAAGGCCAGGCGCTCTGGCGCCCATGACATCGCCAGCTTCTCGGCCAGGCCGGTGGCGAAGGCGTAGAGCCATTCTGGCGGGACCGGCGGCTGCTGGTCGTTGAGAAATTCTGAGTTCAGCGCCTGCGTCAGATAGTGATAGGTCAGGGTGTAGCCGTCGCGATCCGGCACTGGCCAGATGCTGAGACTGCCGCGTCCTGGAAGCTGGCGATCCATCCAGAAGGTGGTCGGGACGCCAGGCTGGTCCTTGTTGGGGTAGCTCGCATATTCGGTGCGGCTGATCGGCAGCATGATGCGGTCCCTGCCGTCGACCGTCACGAAGGTGTCGAGCATGACGATCGCTTCAAGCGGAACGTCATAGACCCCGGCGCCCTTGCTCAAGATGATCGAGATCTGGGAAACCTGCCAGAGATTGACGCCCTTGGTCGACCAGTCGGCCAGAAGAAGATTGGCCGCGATGTAGGCGTCGGCCATGTGTTCCTGGAGGACTGCGGTGCGCCTGATGCCGCACAAACCAAACGCATAGAGGGTGACGTCGCTAAGGCCCAAAGCAAAGCTATATTTGTCGCCGTAAGTCATGCGAACCCCCTACGATGGGGCAGCTACACCACTTTGATCGTGATGACTGCGCGCCCTGACCCGACGACATTATCAGCTTCGACCGTCAAGAGATACTCGCGCCTGCGGATGTGCAAAACGCCGAGGCGCGTAACGTGAAGCTCGCCCGCTTTATTAATGCTGAAATATTCGCCAGCGACGGGCGGCACGATCGAAACAATGTCAAACTTGTCGGCGGCATCGCCCCAGTTCCGCGCCTGGCCGATCTTCTGGTTGGTGAAGACTGGAAGTTCGACGGTCAGAGTTTCATCGAGGAGGAGAGGCGCCATCAACCCTGAGAACCCGCCACTCGCTCCGAGGCCCGTAGTGCCAGTGAGGCCGGGATGCGAGGCCAGCTTGTTGTGGCCATTTGATAGGCCGGGGGGAGGCATCAGTAATCGGCCCCGCCCGACTGGATGAAGGTGGCCGTCGCCGTTCCGACGCCGCTGTTGAGCAGGACGCGCGCGAAGACCGGCTTGTAAGCGTAATTGCCCTGCAGCACCGCGCCATTGATCATAGCGGCAGCGACCAGCGTGGCGTCGGGATGCGGCGCCCAAATTACGTTGGCCGGCAGAACCGGATTGGTCGGGCTGTTGGGATCATCCAGGGTTTGCTGGACCGTGATGTTCGATGCTCCAGCCGAACTGATCTGGATCGAAACGCCGGGGTTGCCGGAATCGTCGAAGCGCACCCATTGCGACGAGGTGACCGCCGGGCTGGAGTTGGTGCCGACGGTCAAGCCCGCCACGCTCGCTGCCGAACTGGTGATCGAAGTCACGGTCTTGTAGTTTTTGGTGGTGACGATCGTGGCGATATTGCCGCCGACAAGGCTTTCGCTTTGGGTCGCGCCAAAGGCGTCGGTGCCGGTGATCGTGAAGGTGGTGTTCGAATTGTTGCCCGTGGAGGCAAAGGCGATCTGGCGCGCCTGATCGAGAACAACAACGCCATTGACGACCAGCGATCCATTCAGGGCCAGCGGACCAGCCGTCGGCGTCTGCGACAGGCAGATGCCGTTCGTAACGAGCGCAGCAAGCGGCGCAGCAGTGACGACAATTGGCCGCATGGCGTCAGACCTTCTTCGACATCATCTTCCGGCCAGGCGCGGGCGAACCCGCATTGGCTGACGAGAACAGATGGTTTTCGCAGGAGCCGCCGCTCTTGCGAGCCGCTCGACCGCCATGCGAATGAGCAGACGCGCCAACCGGCCCGCCTACGCGCTTTTTGGTCTGCTTGCCGCCGCCCTTCTCTTCGGCCTCTTCCTTGACATCCTTGTTGCCGCTATCGAAAGCGGGGTTCTTGCCAGCTTTTGCCATTGAAGCCTCCGATCAAGGTGTCGCCACCTGGACATAATGAACCGACACCAGCGCGGAGCCGATAATGCCCGCGCCAACCGAGGCAACACGAATGTTGATCGGCCCAGTGACCGGCGCAGCCGCGCCCGCCGCCGTATAGCCGCGCTGGGCAGCGATGTTCGCCGCCGTCTGCGTCATGGCGGGGAAGGGCGCCGCCGCCTTCAGATCGGTGGCGCCGACATATTGCGCGCCGCCAACCACATTGCCAATCGTCATGGACGCGGAGGTAGCCGAGTTCCATGCCGTGAATGTGGCGACTTCGAAGCCCATGATCACCGAGCCAGGCGGGATGTTGAGCGCGTAGTCTTGGTTACCGGGACCGGGGTTCAGGATGATGATGTCCTGATAGCACTCGATCTCGCCTTGAGTCCCCGCAGCAGGGTCGCCTACAATAACCGGCCCCGTGAAGTGTGTCGCACCCATGTGCTTTCTCCTTCTGAGCCAGTATTACGAGGTCGGGAAGTTGCCGTAGACGGCTCGCCAGTTGTAGTAACCGAACGAATACCTCTCGTAACCTTTGACCAATAGATTATCGGTCACGAAATCGACTTGCATGTCGGTTTCGAACTTTATTCTTTCCATGAAGGAAAGACCATCGATATTTGTCAGAAGGAACCAGGCGAAGGGCGAGGTCAAGAAGTCATTGACCATGAAGTTTTCGGTCAAGCCTCCACTTGCCGAGAGGATTGCATTGACATCATTATCTGCCGTGCCTGGGCGCAATTCTGTCTTGAGAAGACGAATTGCTACCGGTTCCAGTTGCGGCGGGATGATCAACTTCCGCGCGCGGGCGAAAACCTTCAAGCCGGCCTGGTCTTTGAAATTAGTCCGGACGCCGATCATGCTGTTGAGCAAGGTCGATTCGCCCAGATCAACTTGCACCGCCGGCGTATTGCCAACGAGGCCGGCGTCGATCGGATGATCGACCGCACAGAGCGCCTTGCCGTCGCCGCCGATCGTCGACAGATAGGTCTGCGCCGTGTTCAGCACATTGGCGCCGTAGATTTCCTTGGTCTGCTGGAAAGATTCGATCAGGCCGAGGTTCGACGGATGGAACTGGGTCTTATAGAGGTTGTCGTCGATGGCCTTGCGGGTCATCGCGTAGCCGAGGCCGATCTCGACGTGTTCCTGATTGTACACGTAGCGTTCGCCGGCGCCGTTGTCGAACTGAGTCTGGCCGCCTTCAGTCTTCAGGGCGGCGAGGCCCAGGTAGCGCATTTCAGCCGTGCGCTCCAACGCCATCTTTGAATTGTGCTTCGTAAAGATCTTGTCGTACTGAGACGGAATCATCTCGTACTTGCCCTCGATCCCGCGCAAACCGGGGAGAAGGAGGTCTTTGATGGCGCTAAGATTGACGGCCATGACGGTCTACTCCTGTTGCTATGGCCGGATCAGATGCCGGTGACGATCTTGGTCTGGACGTTGTTGAAACCGACGATGGCCCAGTCGTAAGGCTGACCGTTGGCGAGAGTGCCAGCGGAGCCGGGGGGAGCCTGGACGATGCCAAAGACGGTGAACGGGTTGCCAACAATGCTTGGCGCGGTGGCCGGAATGAGGTACGCGCCAGACATGCCGTTGGCCGGATTGCCAGCGCCGATATTGAAGCCGACGGTTGCATTCACGTCCGTGAGGGCAGCGCCCGTGCCATCCGTCTGCGCAATGAACTTGGCATGCGGATCGTTGATGATGTACGCGGTCACCAGGTTGCCCGACGCAACATCGCTACCGGGCCAGTAGTTTGACCAGACGGTGCGCTTCTGCGAAACGGAAAGATACTTGCAGCCCTGGAAAATGCCGGCGATGGGCGGCGGGGGCGTACCGGCGGTGGTCGGCGCAGCGGCGACAGTGCCGTCGGCAAGAGCCGCCACGGGGTCGCCAAAGTAAATGGCGCCGGCATTGTACTGGACGACAACTTCGACCTGTTCGTAGGTCGGGGCGCTGCCCAAGCCCTGAACCTGACGGAAGCCAAAGGGAGCATTGGTGTTGGCCACGGCAAAACCCTCCTCTTTCAAGGAAGACCTGCTATGCCACACCGGGGGCTAGGGGAGGTCCGAAAAATACGGCTTCTCACAGCGGGGAGAAGCGGGTACTCGTTTTGTACATCCAAAAATACGGCGCCGTCA